ATGGCGCGCCGGGGATGTGGACCGTGCCGGACACGACACCGCCGGGGCCGCTGTCTGCCGCGACGGCCTGTTGCCAGGTGACTCCTGGTCGGGGGCCCGAGTCCTTGCCCTTCCCGGCGAGCCCGTTCATGCCCGCTTTCGCGTCGGTGACCTGCCGCTGCGCCGCCGTCGCCAGGTGCGGGCAGCCGTCGAGCACGACATGATGGTGAGCCGGAGAGCGCGCGTACAGAATCCCGTACGGCCGGTAGAAGTCGATCCACCCGCACGCCGTGAACAGCACGTCAGCGTCGGCGCGGTAGGGGGTGAAGTCGCGGAGGTCGAGGACGCCGCCTCCGTCGTGCGTTCCCGCCGACGCGGCGACAGCACCCGCCGAGTAGCAGCCCTGCGAGATCAGCCCCGAGAAGTCGTGTGTGATCAGCCCGGCCTCACGGAACCGCTTCTCAACCAGGGGAGCGCTCGAGACGATGCACGGGCAGACCCTGTAGCCGTACAGGGTGGGGTTGGCCATGGCGCTCCTAGCGGTAGAAGATTGCGACGCGCGTCACGGCGCGGGTCAGGCTGCGGTGACGACGAGGACACCGGCGTTGGTGACGGTGACCCGGTAGCGGGTGCCGCCTGGGGACACCAGGACGATGCCCTTGGTGTCGTTGTCGAGCGCGGCCGACGCGGCAGCCTGGTGGGCGGCCACGGCAGCCTCGTCCTCGGCGGTCACGCGAACTCGCCCGTGTACTTGATCTCTGCAGTGAACAGGCCGCGGTAGAAGGAGTTGCCCGACGACACCACCGACGACAGGGTGAGCGTGGTCCCAGTGGACGCGGCCAGGGTCAGGTACACCTCGTACGTGTACGCCGCCCACACGCCCGATGTCGGCAGGTAGGTGTTGCTCGCCACGGTCATGTTGGTGCTGAGCGTCCCCGCGGATGCGGCCAGGGCGACCCCGGCACCGACACCGCCGGTCGCGACGAAGCCGACCATGCCGCCGAAGCGGAGCATGATGCGGGACGCGAGCGGCTGTGCCGGGATGACGATCGTCGCCAACGTCACGCCGCCCGCGACGTTGTCGGCGGCGACATCGGCGGCATAACTACGTGCGCGGGCGAGCCATGCTTCGGTGTCGGCGGCGAGGTATCCGAGGTCGCGCGGCACGTTGGCGGTGTCCGTCAGGACTGGGTATCGGATTCCTCGTGCGGTGGCTGCCATCTTGGTCTCCTAGATCGGGCCGTCGCCGGCGACATACAGGACGTTGTTCTCGGGCCATTCCTCGGACCCGCTCGACGGGTCGACCTGGACGCCGATGAGCACGTACGCGCCGGCGGCGAGCGAAGCGCTGATCGTGATCCCGCCCGCATCATCGGTCGGAATCGAGTAGGAGCCGGGTGCGACAGGCGACTCAGGGGTTCCGGTGGCGAGGCCGATGCGAACCGTGACGCCGCCCGTGTCGACACCCAGCCAGGCGCGGATCGTGGTCACGGCCACGGCAGCCGTATTGGTCACCATCACGTAGCGGGCCAGTGCCGAGTCGCCCACGGACACGTCAGGGCAGAGTTGGTTGAGCTGGCCGGAGATGAGCGGCACGCGCGTCGTGGTGCTCAGCGACAGGGATGCCATCAGGACCACCAGATCCGCAGTCGCCCGGAGTCGGACACGCCCGCAGGCTGGCAGAGGCTGTAGTTGCCGTTGCCGGACGCCATACGGAGCAGGCCGACACCGTGCGCGGCGCCGTTCACGAGCGCCTGGCCGTAGCCGCCGGGTAGGTCAAACTCGCCTGCCGCGCCCCATCCGAGCGGGGCGAAATCGAAGGCGTCGCTGACAAACGTCGGCTCACCACCGGGCTCCATGCCGTGCGCGTGGAGCGCGACCGAGTGGAGCTGGGCGCCGGAGACGCCACCCGCGGACTCGCGTGCGATTGTCAGCGCGGCGCGGGTCACGGTCCGGCCGGCGAGCGCTGCGAACGCGCCGTCACCGTAGAACCAGCAGCCGCGATAGTAGCCGTACGCGGTGCTGTACGCCCCCTGGGCGACCGTCACGCCGAGGTACGCCCACCCGTCAGCGGAGCGCCACGAGCCGGAGGACGCGGCTGGGATGACCAGCGGGTTCGCGGCCGAGCCCGTGCCGGGGAGCACGTTGAACGGGAACGCGAGGCCGACGGTCTCCCGCTGTGTCGTCGCGTTCGCCGTACGGAGCGCGCCGAGCACGATCTTCTGCCCGTTCGGGTACGTCATGATCGACACGAGCGCGCCCGTCGTCGGCGTGTAGGTGCTGAGCACGTTGACCGGGCCGAAGATCCGGCCGCCGCCAAGGTCCAGGTCGACCGTGCCGTCGGCGTAGACGCGGTGGATCTTCGCCGTCGTCCCGTCAGGCGTCGAGTTCGAGGCCAGTGCGTCACGCAGGGACGTCGTCATGATCCGGTCACCACCGTCCCCGTCGCAGCCGTCACCGGGTAGCGGACCGCATGTGTCATGCCCTGCGCATCCGGGTGCAGGCTGAGGCTGAACGCGCCCGTGACCACGTCGAGGGTTTCGGTCGCGTATCTGGGGGTCGGGGTCCAGGTCAGGGCGCCCGGCCAGAAGTCTGACCAGATGTCGCTCCAGTAGTCGCCGGTGGTGCCGGTCGTGACGCCCATCGCCGTCAGCGGGGGCAGCGACAGCCGCAGCGTGTCGCCCGTGTCGAGCGCCGGGTTGCTGACCGTGACCGGGGCGAACACGCGGGACGGGGCCATCTTCGACGGCAACAAACCGGCCGCTGCGTTCATCGCCTGCGCCGTAGATGAGATCCCGATCGGGGTTGTGAAGAAGAACGGACGCCAGCCGATCGCCGACACCGACAGCGGGCCGTCAGCGACCCATGCGTAGCCGGTCACCGGATCGCCGCCCACCGCACTCGACGACACGCTGCACGCGTTGTATACACCTTCAGAGGTCATCGACTGGCCCAGGTCGAGCAGGGCCCCCCTGGCAGCGTCCACGTCCACCGTCCACACGGGCGTACCAACCTGCGGCACGGGCCGGATGACGAACTGGCCGGTCACGTTCGGCGCGACCTCACAGCCGATCGACGTCGCCAGCGACCGCGCCTTCTCCCACGGATCAGCCTGGGAGTCGTACGTCGTCGCCGACGTCACCACGGCCCGCGACCCGGACAGGTCGAGCACCGGGAACGGGCCGCCGCGCTGAATCAGGGTCGTGATCAGCGCCGGGATCGAGGTGCCGATCGGCACGTTGTACGGGACGAGGAACTTCGCCGCCGTGACTGCGCGGGACCGATCGGGCGCGGTGATCTGTAGCGGAGACAGCCACGAGGAACGATCGACGACGGTCGGGCTGAACACACCCACCGGCACCAACTCTTCCCAGCCTTGCGTGTACCGATGCCCCGACCACACCCAGATTTCGGTGCCGAACGGAGCCAGCAGGTCCGTCGCGGTACGGGGCGTCAGGCTCGAGCCGTCCGGCAGATACAGGTCGGCGAGGGTCAGTGTGAGGGCACGCCGGACCGCGGAGGACTCGTCGACACGGACCGTGCCATCCTTCGCGACCAGGGTCACCGTCGCCGAGCCAGCGCGCCGAACCTCGACCCTCGCCAGCTTCTGACGGGCGCCACGAATCGCGTCATCCCAGTCGGCGGAAACCGGGTACATCAGAACCCGCCGCGGAGCAGATCGAGGTAGACGGTCGCGCCCGTACCCTTCCAGTCGAGCAGGGTCTGGTACGTCTTGCCGCTGTCGAGGAGCGCCTGGTACGACGCCGTCGGATCGCCGTAGGAGCCGCCCACTGGCGACGTGGTCTCGACGCACGTGAGGGTGAACGTACGGTGGTCGGCGATCGTGTCTGTGGCCGTTCCCTGCCGACGGAACGACACCCTGGGGCTGCGCTCGTCGTCGGTCACCATCGCGTACGTCGCGGCCCATTCGGTGAGCGGGATCCGGATCAGGACGACACCGGACTGTTGCAGTACCTGGTCGACGGCGACACGCTCCGCGACAGAGTCGGCCCGCAGCTGGAGCGGGAACCTGGCGCTGCTGCGCTCACCGTACTCGACGGCTGGCATCGACCGGAACGGCCCGTCGAGGATGGCTGCCGGGCGGCTCCTCTTCGCGGCCGGGACGGCGACCATGTCGACCTGGTAGGCCATCTGCGGCACGCCGGGCGACGAGAACCAGGTGTCAGTCCGGGCCACGGTCACAGCGGCGGACGTGATCAGCGAGGCGCCCGAATACGCCTCGTAGTAGAAGTCCTCGCCGAGCGGAGTCTCGTCGTCGTAGCCGAAGCTCACCCCGCCGGACGCATCCGGAATGCTTCGGACTGCGACCCTGTTGCCGTCCGCATGGACGCGGGTGACGGTCACCGGACCATCGGTCCAGGCAGCGAGCGAGACACCGACGCGCGGAAGAGGCGTGGTCTCGGGCGTACCCGTGATGGTTGCCATCAGCCCCCCCACAACACTTCGTTGGTTTCGCGGTGGAAGACGTCCTCGGCGATCGCCCGAACGTACGGGCCGTCAGGGGTGGCCTTCACGTACACGTCGACGGCGACGTTTGGCTGGATGGCCGGCGTCATCTGCCCACCGCTCAATACGCCACCGTCGGCAAAGACGCCGAGCTCGTGACCCGTCTGCTTCCAGATCGCGACGGACCGGCCACGCTTACTGAGGGCGAGCGGAATGTACGACTCGCCCTCGGTCTCTGGCTCATTCCAGACGCGCGTGATGCCCTTGGGTGCGATCTGGGCAATGTGGTTCTCGAAGCCACCGCCGCCGTAGTAGTGCGTGATGGACCCGTTGGCATTCAGACGGCCGGCATTCATAAGCGCCCGAGCTGTGTTCAGCGCGGTCGCGGCTACCGCGCTGTACGCGGCCTGCAAGGTGATCGTGACCGTCTTGTCGTTGATGGCGGCAAGGGCAGCCTTCGCCGCCTCCGTGCCGGTCGCCTGGAACGTGCTGACCACGTCGGCGCGCTTCTCCGGCGGCGTCGTCGCGAGCAGGGCAAGGAAGGCCGCGACCTCGAGCTGCGCCGCCTGTGCGCCCTGCTGCTGCACCAGGGTTGCGACGACGCCAGGGTTGAGCTTGTAGGTGTTCCAGAGGTCTTCAGCCGCTTGCTTGTTGCCGAGGATGGACGTGGCGACTTCGACGAACTTGTCGTGGCCCTGGGTCAGGATCCCCGTCAGGTCGGTCAGGCCAGCGCCATTCTTGGCGTTCGCCTGGATCGCCGTCTCAGTGGCCGCCACGATCTTCTCAAGGGCATCCGCGTTGGCGCGGCCCTTCTCCGTGTGGTCATTGAGGGTCTTGCCATTCTCCTTCACTGATGCGGTAGCGGCGTCAAAGGCTGCGTACACGCCACGGGTCGAGCCGGACGCGGCAAGGTTCGCGTCGATCTGGCCCCACAGGGCGGCGGTCTCAGCATTGATCGCGTCGGCAGCGCTCTTCGCCGCGCCCGCCTGCGCCTGGATCGCTTTCGCCGCGTCCTCAGCAGTCGTAGCCTGTGCTGCTGTCGCCGTCGTGGCTGTCGTCGTCGCAGCGGCAACACCCTGCGCGTTCTCGGCTGCGGTCGACAGTGCGCTGTTGGTGCCGTTCAGGGCCTCGTTGAGCTTGATCGCCCTTTGCTGCGCCTCTGTCATCTGGGACGCGTTGCTGGCGATAGCCGGCCCGAAGTTCGAGTTGAGCTGCGCGCTGACTTTCTCGGCCGCGCCGGGAACGCCGAGCATCGCATCTGTGAACAGGCCGATGTCGATACCGGCCTTGTTCAGGTCCTGGATCAGGCCCTGCTTCACGAGTGCGTTCGCCATATACGCCCGCGTGTTCGTGCCGATGACGCCGTTGTCGGAGATGAGCGCCGAGGTCAGGTCAGAGACACGCTGCCGCGACTCCTCAGCCTTCGCACCGAAGTACAGGAACGCGGCACCCGCGGCCACTGCCGCCACGCCGATGTACGGGATCGCCCGGCCAAGGCCAGAGACCACGTTGCCGAGCCGCATCATGCCCGAGGTCGCAACCCCGCCCTGCGTCTGCAACGTGAGGGCGAATGCGGCGACACTGGACTGCATGGCCTGCATGCCGCCAGAGAACGCGCTCACCACGTCGGCCACCTTCAACGCGACCACGAGGCCGCCGATCCCGAGCGCGAGACCGCCGACCAACTGGATCAACGGGGTCAGGACGGCGGAGTTGCGCTCGAAGCCGCTCAGGAGCCCCAGAAGCCCCTGCTCGGCGCCCTTGATGTAGGGGGCCAGCTTCCCGCCAAGCGTCGCCTGGGCGTTCTCCCACTCGGCCGTGAGCCGCTTCTGAACGTTCGCTGTCGAGTCGGCGGTCCGGGCAAAGTCGCCTTGCGCGTCGCTGGTCTGCTTGAGGATGAGCTGCTGGACGGCGAGGACGCGGTTCTGGGGGGTGAGGGCGTCGCTGGTGGTCGAGATGAGGCCCATCTTGAGGGCCTGCTGCTTGGTGCTCGCGTCGTCGATCAGGACGCCATACTGACGGATCGGCTCAGTCTCGCCACGCAAGGCGGCACCAATGGCCTGGATCGCCTGCTCCGGAGTGGTGCCCCGGAACGAGGCCATGTCGCCGGCGAGCTGGGTCATGTCCGTCGAGAACGTCGCCAGTTCCGTACCCGCGAGCCCTGCGCTCTTGCCGAACGCGCCGAACTGAATCGCCGCGTCGATGACCTGCGACTTAGCCATGCCGAGGGCCGCGGCGGCACCGTTCGACTGGGCGACGATCTGCTGCATGCCGCCGCCGAACACAACCGCCGCAGCAGCAGACGCATCCTCGAGCTGCGCGAACGACTGCACGGCATGTGCGACGAACGCGCCGATCCCAGCGGCAGCCATCGTGACCATGGCGCCCTTGAGGGCGTTGCTCAGGCCACCGACGGAAGAGGCGGCCGACCCGAAGCCCTTCGCCGAGTCCTGGGATGCCTTCGTGGCAGTATCGCCGACCTGCCGGGACGACGCCGCAGCTTCGGCCATGCCCTGCTTGTACTCGCTGATGACGGCCTTGAGTCGGACGACGATGCTACGGTCAGCGGCCATCGCGTCCTCCTAGGGGTGGTAGTCGTCGCTCAGCCGAACCCCGATCAGGGTTCCGGCTCCTGCGTCCTTGTTCTGGTCCCGCCACTCAGCGAGCGCGACCCCGGCGAAACAGACCGTTGTGTCGACTTCCCACCAGCCGGAGGTTTCCGGGTCGTGGGCCTCATCGGTCCACTGCCCGCAGCCACAGCCGCACCGGGAGGATTCGCACTGCTCATAGGCGAGCGTCAACAACTGGTCTGTCTCGCCCCACTGCCCATAGGAGAGTCCGAGCAGCTTCGTCGGTGGCACCCGGTAGTCGCGGGCCACCTTGAGGGCTTGTCTCAGCGCGGGGTAGCTTCTGAGTGCCCTTGCGAGAAATCCCGCGACGCCACGCCCACGGACGCCGCGGCCTGCGTGTTCGCAGCCACCTGCGCCGTGACGAGCTTCATGACCTCGGGTTCGGCGATCTCGGAGAGCCGCTCGAGCTTCTCGTACGTCATGCCGGACGGGACCACGACCTGCTCGGCGAGCATCCGCAGTGCGTACTGCCTCTCGTCCTTCACAGTGCCAGTCTTGACGCCGAGCTTGAGGCCCAGCTGCTTCGCGCAGCCCTCCCGGTACGCCTTGACCCACTCCGATGAGCGTCCCTCGACGGTGAAGACCTGGCCGGACGCGAGGAACTCGCGCTGAACCTTCTCGGCCTCGTCCTCGAATACCTGGCGCTGCTCGTCGTCGTCGCACTGCTCGATCAGACCCACGAGCTCCTCGAGGCGGCCGATCAGGTCACCGCGGGCGTAGAGGGTGATGCTGCGACGCACGGGTCGTGCGCCGTTGAGCCACGCGTCGAGGTCAAAGTCCTCGACGGTGGGGGTGATGCTGGTGTCGATGCCGCCGAGCGGCTCGTCTGCGTTGTCCACGGGATTTCCTTCCACGATTCCACGGTGAGGATGGGGGCCGGGCGGGTGCGCCCGTGGAAACACACCCGCCCGGAGTCAGTCGCGGCGGTGACGATCGGCGCTCAGATGCCGCTGGCGACCGTGATGAACGGGTACCCCGTCTGGCACATGACCGTGATCTCGTACCGGATGTAGCCGGTGACGTTGGACGTCTTCGGGGTGTCGGTGACGACGGCCGCGCCGAGCATGATCTCGTCGTCGGCTTCCCAGTCGGCCGTGGCGAGCTTGTCGGTCTTGCGCGCATAGCACCACAGGGACGAGTTCTTCACCTTCACGGCATCGAACACGTCGTCGGCCGTCGCGTCGAAGCCGCCGATGACAGCGAACTGGCGCCACACGGTGAAGCCGAGGTCATAGTTCCCCATGCCGGGAACTGTCGCGTTCGTGGCGGACCCGAGCGCAGGCTCAGAGATCTTGTCCGAGTCGGCCGCGGACCACTTGAAGCCGTCCTTGCTGATCTTCAGCGAGGCGTCGATCCCCGCATTTAGCTCGACGGCGGTCGGTGCGGACGGATCGATTGGTGCTTCGGTGAGGATCGTGAACTTGATCTTGTCGTCCGCAAGCATGCGTACGGCCATGGTGTTCTCCTTTGATGGTTTACCGCGTGCGGGCGGCTAGATGGGCTGGCTGTGGATCGTGTACGTGTCGACCCCGAACGCGGGGTGACGGTCGGTGGTGGGAATGGTCACGGTCCGGTCGAGGTCGATCGTCTCCGACCGGTCCCAGGTGAGCAGGACATGCCGACCTGTCACCGAGGCTGTGTGGGTGTCGAGCAGGCCCAGGATCTTGTCGAGCATGATCTGGACCCCGTCGAGGGTTCCGGCGACCGCAGTCAGCCGAAGCGAGGCGCTGAATGCGGATCCGCGGATCAGTGCCTCGTCCTCGTCATGCGAATGCGGGGGCGTCCAGAGGACGACGTACTGGCCTGCGCCTGGGTCCGCCGCGGCCCAGTAGTGAACGGTGTACGGGATCAGGGCGGCGATCGCGGTGAGTGTTGTCTTCACAGGTCCACCACCAGTTCGAGCGCGGCAATGAACCGATCGGCCTCGACCTCGAGCGCGGCCTGGGGGTCGGGCAGTGTCGCGCCGCCGCCATGGACGCCGCCGAAGTATGCGATGTTGCCGAGGTTGCCCGCGGCCTTCTTCTCGGGGCCGATCTCAGCCCCGATCCCGTCGACGTCGTCGGTGATGTCGTAGCTGATCGTCCAGGCGATGCCCTTGAAGTGGGGGGACTTCTCAGCCTCGTCGCGGAGCTGGTTCTTGATGTTCAGCGCGCCCTTGGATACGACGGCCTTCACCTTGGGCTGGATCGCGGGGACGGCCCGCGCGAGCACATCCGCGAAGGCGTCGAGCTGGGAAAAGTCGTCTACTGCCACGACTCGACCTCCACCCGTTGCGCGGTCTGCCACTCGGCCAGGTGCGACCGTATAGCCCGGTACACGTTGCCGACGAGGTTCGGCTGGGTCACCGATTCGAGGACTGTGATCCGTGCCCCGATCGGGATCGGGGGGGCCATGGCCGGGAAGTGGATCGGTTCGGACAACACCGAGGCGGATACGGCCTGAGATGCTTGGGTGGCGCCCTTGACCCGGGCGATCCCCTCATACAAGGGGACGGCTGTGACCACGTCGGCGCCCGTATCCGGGTCGGCGGTGACGGTGACCGGCCAGCCCACACTCACCGTTGACGTCATCAGAGACTCAGCCGCGGCGCGCAGCATGGGCAGCGCCGACGCGATGGCGTCACCGATCATTTTCGGAGTCACGACCCCACGGGGACCGGTGCCGGTAAGGCCGATGGTAGTGCGGGCGGATCGAGAAGGACTCCGCCTCGGCGGCTGGTAATGGGAGGCCGAGTTCGGTCCACCACTCGTCGAGGATCTCCACCTCGCCGAGTTCTCCGCTGGGCTTCGCGTAGCTGCGCTGGACCTGGCCGTCGTCGACCTGTACGGACTCCTGCGTGACCCCATCCCTCGGCCGGCTCATGTAGCGGGCGACCGCCTTCGTGATGACCCGATCCCGCACAAGAAGGTCGAGTGTCACGAAACAGAACGCGGCGTACGCGTCGATCCGGCTCTGGGTCCAGCCGCCCAGAAGGTCGGCCAGGATCTGGTCGGTGACGGGCAGGGGTGAGCGGCCCAGCAGGACGCCCACGTCGTCGGTGATGCTGCTCACCGCTCGCCCCTCTCGTCAGCGGCGGCGAGGCTTCGCAGGCGCGGGGGCCTGCTCGGACTCGTCGTCGGTCTCGTCGGTGTCTTCGTCGGTCGAGTCGCCAGGCGGGGAGCCTGCTCGGACTCGTCGTCGAGAACGTGGCCGCCGAGGAACGGAAGCGCCCACTCAGGCGCCTCCGTCCCCGACAGCAGCGTGACGACCTCACCGTTCTCGCCCCGAAGGACGACGTTTGCGGTGAGGCGCGCCATCAGGCCAGAACCGTCGCGGCGAGGCTCAGGTTCGCGTTGGCGAGGACCGGCAGATTGATCGAGTCGCCGACCACCGTCGCGATCAGCGGCGGCTTCGTGTTCCGCCACACGCCGGCGACGATGCCCGGAAGCTCGTCGAGGCCCGCATCCTGGAACTCGGGCGAGTCCGCGGTCAGGGTCTGACCCCAGAACGTGGCGCCGAGCTCGGACCCCTCACCGTCGGCAGGATCGACCGGCGCCGGCAGCATGAGGAGCTTCGTGTCCGGGATGATCCGACCCGACTTGGTGCGCCGGTCGTAGATGTAGACCTCCGGCAGTCCGACGCCGGCGATCGCGGCGCGCACGTCGGTGATCGTGGCGGGACGGGACGACCCGTTGGCGAGCAGAGTCGCCATATTCGTCAGGCTGGCGAGTGCCCGCATGACTCGGGTCGACGTGACGATCGCGCCAGGCGCCTCGCCGTTCGTGTCGGCGTACAGGTCCGCCAGCGTCTGCAGGTAGCCGAGGCCATCCGCACCCACGACAGACCAGAGCGTGCCAGCCGTCACCGTCAGACCCGCGGCGCGACCGAAGTCGTCGTCAGAGACGAAGTTCGCCTGGCTGATCGTCGCCTTGCCCGTGGTGAGCACACCCCCACGGGTCCGCTCCACACGGTCGGCGATCGAACGGACGATCTGGTCCGAGGTACGCAGGATCGCGTCCTTGATCGTCTCGTCGTTCGAGTTCCGCGCCCGCAGCTGCTGGTACTCCGAGATCGGGATCTCCTGCGAGACCGCGGGCAGCTCGAGCGTGACCCGCTGACCGGTCGGGGCCTCGCCCATCTCCGGCTCAGCGTCGTACGCACGGTACGAAGCCTCAGCGACGAAACCGTTCTGCCCCTTACGGAACCGGACGGTCGTGTCGGCGACCTCACGGTTCGGGAGCCATCGGGCAAGGGTGCCCTTCTTGGCCTCGTAGTCCGCGAGACCTGCCCGGACGTATCCGGTCAGCTCGGCGGGGTCGATGACATCACTCCACAGAACAGCCATGTCAGGATCCCGTCGCGAAGGTGAAGCCGGCAGTGGTGCCAGTGCCGACGGTGAGGGTCAGCGGGAGCTTGCTGGTGATGATGATCCCGTGCCGCAGGATCGCGGCGGGGACATTGTCGGGGATAACCCCAATGACGGTGACGACGGGGGTGTCGAAGAGGACGAAGCCGAGGTTCTGGCCGGTCGCTCCGGTCCAAGGCGTGATAGCGCCCTCGACGGTGGCGTTGACGGGGAGGCCGGACGGGAAGTACCCGTTCGGGTAGTGCGTTGCCAGGGTGAACGTCGACACGTCCATGGTCGCGGTCCGGGCATTCTCGATGCCGTGTGAGGACCCGAGCCATGTCGTGTTCCCGCTACCCCAGGACTCAGTCGTGAGTCGAGGCATGATGGAAACCTTTCTTGGTCGGAGTTACGTGGTCTTCTTCCCGTGACGCTCTGCGTAGAGGTCACGACCCGTGGCGACCGAAGTCGCTTTTCCTTCGCCTGACGCGCCGCGTGCTGCGGACTTGTCGGGCTTCGGGTTCGGGGGATTGGTGACCGGCTTGAGCCGGGCCGCCAGATCGGACCTCGCGTCCGCACTGGTGGATCTGAGGAGGACGATGTCCTTCTCGTCGGTGATGCCGTGCAGCCGCGCCAGCCGTTCGACCCCCAGGTCGTCCTGGAGCTTGTCGAACCGGCTGGTGATGTCCGCGATGGCAGCCTCGGGCGTCGCGCCCTTGTGGTCGGCCCCGAGCGCAGCGGTGAGCCGTGCCAGGGTGTCCTTCATCGGAGCTAGCTCCTTGACCTGGGCCTCCAGCGCCTGACGCGCTTTCCGCTCGGCAGCCAGAGCCTTCTTGCCGCCCTCACCAAGCAGCTCGTCCTCGGTTTCGGTTCCCTTGGGATCGGCGCCGGGATCCGGCGCCTCTTCCTGGGTCCCGGCCGCGTCGGCCTCCATCGTCGCCCCGCCGAAAGTCATCCGGTGGAAGTCGATGAGGGCCTGGATCGAAGCGGGGTAGTACGGGTCGAGGATCGAGTAGTCGAACTCGGCCGTCTTCGTCTTGGGCGTCGCGCCGTCGGACATTGGATCTCCTTGTGGATCTTTCCGCACCTCGCGTGCGGGAAGTTGTGGGGGGTGAGTGTGCCTAATGTATTGACAACGTATAGACACGGGAGTAGTCTTTAAGTGTCAGGCCGAGGGGTTCGGTTGACAGTAAGAGGGAGTCACGACATGACCACCGTCGAGTGCGGTTACGTGTGCAAGAAGTGCAGCAAGCCTTCACCGATGGGCGTCGGATACACCGACTACGCGACCCCCGGTGCGCGAACTGCGTCCGAGTCGCTGACGCACTGCGCCTGCGGCTACAGCCAGTCCCCAGAGTCACCCGTGGTGACCATCACCCACACTCATGAAGCCGGAACGATGGTCGAGGGCACAGCCCGCGGCGACGGATCAGCCGAGGTCCTGAAGGCTTGCGGGTGGCGCTGGTCGCGCAACCTGGGCACCTGGTACGTCCCCCGGTCACGCGACTGTGGCCCGAAGATGTCCCTGATCGCGCGGACCGCTGCGGCGCTTGTCGCTGCTGGCTTCGAGGTCGGTCAGGAGATCGACACAGCGACGCGGACAACGGCAGAGGTCGAGTCGGCCAAGGTCGAACGTCAGGCGGATCGGGTCGAAGCGCTGGAGACGAAGGCGGCTAAACTCGGCGCACGTAGTGACGCTGCGTATCAGCGCGCGACTGACCTGGGATCTGTGATCCCGTTCGGTCAGCCCGTCCATGGTGCCCGTGACCGCGCGTACCGGGACAAGGTGCATGGAGCTCAGGATCGGGCCGTTGCCCTGTGGCATGACGAGCAGGACGCGACAGCGAAGGCTGAGACGGCAAGTCACACGACCGGCGCGCGTTACTCGGTGGTGACCGTCGCCAACAGGATCAAGAACCTGGAAGCCGAGATCCGGGACACGAACCGACACCTGGCCGGCACGAACAACCGTCTGGGCTTCACGTTCAAGACCGACGCTAACGCGGTCGCGGCAGTCGCGAAGTTTGGTGGCGAGTCTGCCGACTACCGACCCGCGTCTGGGATGCGGCTGGAGCGCCTGGCTGCGAAACTGGCCGAGCAGACCGACCAACTGGACTACTGGCAGGGCGTGCGCGCTGCTCAGGTCGAGAGCGGGCAGGCCACGAACTACAGCAAGGAGACCGTGAGCAAGGGCGACATGGTCAAGATCCGCGGCGGATGGCGTCGTGTGGTCCGGGCCAACGCCAAGACGGTCGCGTGCGAGACGGGCTACAGCTGGACCGACAACAATCCTTACGCGGAGATCACGGCGCTGGTTACGGCGGCCGAGGTCGAGGCCCGGAAGGCCGCGGTGGCACCATGAGCGCGCTTCCACAGCGCGCCGTCCGAGTCGATACAGAGACATGGGCGGCGGCGATGGCTCGAGCCGAAGCCGAGCATCGAACACTGTCCGACGTGATCCGCGTGGCCCTTCGCGCGTATGCGGATGGCCGTTACCATGCACAAGAACCCACCAGGAGGAAACCATGATCACCCGTTACTTCACCGCAGCCGACTACCATCCACCGGCACTACTGCGACGCACGAATCAGACGGACGAAGCGTTCGTCGGTGGCGCATGGCGTCCGACTAGCGCGATCGGGGAATGGATGATCGGTAACGACGACTTCGTTGACGAGATCACAGTTGCGGAGGCTCGGGCGTTCGCGCCCGCCGCTTTCAGCTGACCGAGGTGACGGTGGGCGGGACGGGGATTGCGGCAGAAATATCGATCATCTGCTGTGTGTACTCGGCCCGCTTTACTTCGTCCGTCTCGACGCGCCACTTCTCGTAGACGATGTGCATCTGCCCCTCCTTGACATCGAGGGACGTGGCGGTGTGGAACTGGAGCTCGAACTTCTCCGCGGACGTCGTCGTGATCTGCACATTGACGCCCTGGTAAGGGTTCTTGTCCAGGGCCACGTTCCAGTAGTTCTTAACGTTGAGCGTATGGCCCTCTGCTCGCAGCGCGTCGAGGGTGGCCTGGACGTTCTTGGCGTAGCTCGCTTCGGAGTAGACCGTCGTGTATCGGTTGATGTCGAACATGTCCGCGGCGACCTGAGTGGCCGTGCCCTTGCCCGCCTTGACGCCGCCTTCGATCTTGCGAGTGAGAGAATCGGCGGTCTTGAGCCGGAAGTCCAGCCCTTCCATCTTTCCGCCGAACTGATCCGCGTAGCGGGTGGCCATTGCCGTGAGTTTCGGCTCGGCCGCTGTCGCTTTGCGAACCACGTTTGCGGCAACGTCCTTGGCTGACGCTGCAGGGCGGGAATGGACGCGCTTGGCGTTAATGACCTTGTTGAAGTCGGCGCCGTTGGCGATCTCCTCGCGCTGCGCGATCGTCAGATCCTTGACGCGGGCCGGGTCGAGCGGTTCCGGGTTGAACGGGTCCGCATCCGAGTGAGCCTCCATGACTCCGTCACACTGTGGGTGCCGCTTCACGTGCATCCCAGGCTTGTACCGCTTGCCGACCAGGACCGCGCACCGCTTGCACATCGACCCCGGCTCGACGAACACGCTGTAGGCGTTCCTCGTCTGGGCCACCTGCGCGTCGTGCGCATGGGCCGAAGAATCAGCCACGGCGTACTGGACCAGCGACTCGAGCATCTTCCCGCCGGATGACAGCATGTCCACCGGCGAGCCGATCGCGTTCCGTGCCGTATTGACCGGGGTCAGCAAGTAGTCGCTGAGCGGGACGATCTTGTTAGGTGCCCATGACGGGTTGACCCATCCGGCAAAGGCTGCCGGATGGACCTTCGCCAGTTGCCGCTCAAGGTGTCCGGCCTCGTCGAGAGCAGTCGCGACAGCTGCCGCGCCGTCCGTTGCCGCTCCGAACTGCGCGGCATACACAACCGCCGCGAGACGGGGCGTCATCTTCGACCACTGCGCGAACCAGTCGCCGTTCGGGTTGATCTTCAGCCACTCACGGCGAGCCACCAGCATCGCCACGACAGAGCGACGCTGGACGTCCGCGTGAAGGGTCTCAGTTGCCCGGAGCAGCGGTGCCACTAGAAGCCCCAGCCGTGACCCCAGCCCCAGCCAGATCGCGCGCCATCTGCAGCAGCGGATCGTCCGCCGCAGCCGCGAAGTAGGCGCGCTCGCGGTCCTTGCGGGCCTCATCCCAGCCCATCTCATCCCACGTACCTTCACGAGACAGGATGCCGGCCTGGAACAGCTTCAGCATCGCGTCGGCGCGCTGCGAGATCGTCGGAGTGGCCGGGTCGAACCAGAGAGCCCTGATCCGCGCGGACGACTTGCCGAACTTGCCGAGCCGGAACCGCTCATACAGGCCCATGGTCCATGCCCACGAGTCGCCGTCGAACGCGTTCTTCAGCTCCACGTTCTTGTTGAGGCGCGCCTCGTCGGCGCGGATCGCACCCTCGGCGGTGGGGTTCACCGACTCTTGACCGAGGAACCGCAGCGGCAGTCCGAGCTCGAGCGCACACCACGACAGCAGCGCATCGACGGCCTTGTGGAAGTTCGCCAGGTCGGCGGCGGCGTACTCCCCGAACTTCGCGTCCTTGTTGCCGGTCGCGAAGATGGCCGTCATGTAGGCGTCCCACGTGGCGAGCGGCTCGCCGGTCTTCGCGTCGACGAAGTCTCCCTTGGCGACGCCGGCGGCCCAACGCTTCGGCCAGGCGAGCGCCTCGG